GTTCGAGCTGACCTCGATCGCCTCGATGAGGTCGAGCGCCGACGGTCGGCGAAGCGTGACCACCGCGCCGCACAGCTCGGCGCGGTGGTCTGCAAGAGAAAGGGCGTCACGGATTGACTTCACGCGATCACCACCAGGCCGTTCACCTGAAGCTGCACAGTCGCCTGCACGACCTCACCGGCCTGCGCCGTGATCGCGAACGAGCTGACGAACGCCGTGAAGGTGTAGGTCTGTCCGGTGTTCAGCGTGAGAACGAACGCCGGAGCGCTCGGCGTGGTGATCAGGTTCTCAAGCGTCGTGTGCGACGAGCTGCTCTGATCGTAATACAGCGTCAGCGATGCGGTGGCGTTGCTGATGCCCTGGGTGTAGGTGCGGAAGTCCTGCCCGAGCTCGGTCACTTCGAGGATGCCGCGCTCGTTGGTGAACTCGACCGAGCCGACGGCTGCGATGTTGACGCCGCCGATGCTGATGGTGGTGAGCTTGGTGGAGAATGCCATGTGTTATTCCTGATAGGTGAGCGTGTAGGTCAGCGAATAGACGGCCGGTTCGGACTCGTCGCCGTCGGCCACGACCGGCGGCTCGACCGAGAATCCGCTCTCGGTCACGGCATGGAACTGGATGCTGTCGTAGGTGCCTTCCGTGCACGCGGTGCGCGCCTGTGCGCCGATCGCGAGCGCGTCAAGCGTCGTGTCGGCGATGCAAGCGATGCGCAGCTCTGCGGTGCGCAGCGGGCTGCTGCCGACGGTCGCGAGCGCCGTCTGCCCGAGCTCGTAGGTGATCGCGGGCAGAAGCGTTTCCTGAAGCCGGAAGCCGTGCGTGATGCGAGCATCGGGCACCAGGTTGATCGTGCTGCCCGCGGTGAGCATGGCGCGCACGGCGCTTTCAAGGCTCATGCGACCTCCGAACAATCGATGACGGCGACGCGGTCGGCCTCGTCGAGGTTGCGGATGGCCTGAATGCGCAGCGTCTTCCCGCGCACCACCAGCCGATCGACTTCGGTCAGCCCAGCGCCCTGGACAGCCTGCCAGCGCGCGCGCACCTGGTACGCCTTCACGACGGCGACGCCGTCGGCGTACTGCTGCTCGTTCGCCGAGTCGTTGCGCAGGTCGCAGCGGAAGCTCGCGCCGTTCGTCCAGGTATCGACGCGCATGCCAAGCGCGTCCTGCGAGGTCGACGGCGTCTGCACGGTCGCAACCCACTTGAGTCGGCCAGCCGAGATCATCGGATCATGCTCGCAGTGGAAAGGTGCGCGATCATGTACTCAAGCCCAAGCGGGACGGTCTGAAGCGCGATCGGCTGCGTGGCCTCGGGATTGTTGTACCAGTGGCCCACGAGCGAGATCACGGCGTGCACGACATCCGCGGGAAGGTCGGCGTAGCCCGCGGTGTAGTTCACCACGACCATGGTGCCTTCCTTTTGCGCGGGCTGCTCAAGGAACCGCAGCACCGGCGCGGCGTCGGTAAGGTCTACCCAGTAGTCCGTGCTCGGCATCGTCTGCGCCGCGCCCGATCCGTCGGTGTAGGTGACGCTCGTGAGGCTCTGATACGGCACCACGGCGAACATCGAATCGACAAACTTCGGCAGCCGCATGACCTGCGCGGCAGTCTCGAAGTTCAGCCGCGTCTTGCGCTCAAGCAGCGAGACAGCGGCCTCGCGGAGCCTCGTGAGCTCGCGGTCATCGTCATCGAAGTCCACCTTGAGGGCGGCCTTGATCGTGAGTAGCGGGATGCTCATAAACCCGGCCGGGGGGTTTCCCCCCCAGCCAGGGCGAAGAAGAAGATGGTTTAGCAGGTGATCGCGGCGAACGCGTTCGCGAGCGTGATCTTCGAGTCCGTGCGCGTGTAGACATACAGCGTGGTCTCGTGAGTCGACGCCGCCGAGTACGGGTCCATCATCGAGGTGATGCCGGTGCGGTCGAAGATCTCGAAGTAGTTGAAGTCGCCGACCACCGCAAACACATTGTTGTTCGTGGTCGCCGTCGGCACATACTGGCCGATGCGGTACGGCACGCCGTAGATGGTGCCGGGCGCGCCGTTCGTGATGCCGCCCTCGTTGCCGACCTTCCACACATAGTCGGTGGTGTTCACCTTGATCTTGCGCACCGTCTTGAGGAAGGTGTCCGAGATCAGCCACGAGAACCGCGGCGAGCTGCGGTACTGCGGCGGAACGAGGTGCACGGTGTCGATCAGATTGTCGCCGGTCACAGTCGTGACCGCCGAGCCTCCGAGGTCGGTGACCTGCGAGGCCGCCACGAGCTTCGTGTTCGCCGAAGAGCCCGCGATGCCTTCCGGCTGCGAGCTGTTGGTGCCGATCGTGTACGCCTCCTCCTGCTTCAGGCCGATCGAGAGGCCGCACTTGTCGGCGACATACTGAAGGCCCGAGCCGATGCCGCCGTTGCCGATGGCGTCCTCGATGAACTCCTGAGACATCTTGGTCGCGGTGACATACTTGTACGGCACCACCGAGATGGCAGTCCCGAACGACGGATCGGTCGCGGTGATCGATCCGGCCTCGGCGACGAGCGAGGTGGTCGGCAGCGAGCCCTCGACCGAGATCGTGCGCTTCGAGTCGATCGTCGTGATCGGGCACATGCTCCGCAGCACATTCGACTGCTGGAGCTTGTTGATGATCCGGCGCTCAAGGTCAGTCGGGATCGCGGCGCCCGAGGTGCCGGTCGAGAGCGCTCGCATTTCCTGCGAGTCGCCGCGAATCACGGCATTGAGCCAGCGCTGGGCGTACGCCTCGCTCGAGCGATCGTTCGCGTCGCCGAGGGTCGCGGCCTTCGGGGCGCGGGTCTCGAACATCGGCTGCGACTCGAGCTTCGCCAGGCGAAGCTGAAGCGCCTGAAGCTGCGCGCGCTCCTCGATCGCGGTGAGGTCGGCATCCATGCGCGCGATCTTCTCGCGCTCCTCGCCGGAGCCGCGCAGCTCGACGGTCTGCGTCGCCTGGCCGGTGCGCTTGGAGAAAGCATCGAGCGCCTTGCGGTACTCGTGCACGGTGTTCTGCATCTCGTTCAGCTCATCCATGACGGTTCATCCTTTGCAGGTGAAGTTCAAGCCGCAGACGCGCGGCCTCGATAGCAGCCGCGGAAACGCTCCGCAGGCTTGAATTGGTTTGGGGGTATGCAGCGTCCTGCACGATGGACACCTCGACGAGCCGAGCGCGCTTGACCAGGCGCTCGGTGCGCGTGCGGTTCCAAGATTCGTCCTCGACGAAGAATCCAAAGCTCATCTCGCCGGTGAGGTCGCCGCGCGCGAGGAGCTCGCGCACATCGTTTCCGAGCGTCGTTTCAGGCAGCGACGCCTCGAAGGCGAGCCCGTTGCGGTCGCTCTTGAGGCTCAGGGTGCGCGACTTCGTGCGCGCGAGAAGCGCGGCGGGGTCGTGGTTGTAGAGGAGCTTCACATCGGATCCGGTGCGCAGCGTCTCGGCGAATGCGCCTGGCGCGATCCGCTCGACGAACGCGCGGCCCTGCTCGACGATCTCGCGCGAGTCCTCGCCGTAGACGGCCGCGTAGCCCGCGAGCGTGCGCCCGTCGAGCTTCTGTTCGGTCGCGTCGATGGAACGCCTAGAAATCATTGGCAGTGCCCTCCTGCGCGCTCGTGTCGGTGCCGATGTTGGTCGATCCGCCGCCGGTGCCGACATTGAGCGCGAGCGTCGGCTCGTCGAGGCCGGGCAGCGGCGCGAGGTCGAGCCGCGCGCGGGCCTCGTTGCGGGTGAGGAATCCGGCCTCCACGCCGGTGCGCAGGGCTGCCATCTGCTCGGCGACGCCCGGCTTCGCGAGCGTGTCGGTATCCCAGGTCACGGTGTCGAACGGTGCCGCAAGCTTCGCGACGATCTCGGCTGCCCAGGTCGCGAACCAGTGCGACAGGCACGCGTCCACATACATGCGCGAGAGCCACTCCATCGTCCCGTAGGACGAGCCGACATCCTCCGAGAGGTAGGACGCAGGAACGCCATAGATGCGCGAGACATCGCCGATGCTGTACTTCCGCGCGCCGTCGAGCCCGGTATCGTCGAGCGTCGAGCTGATGCGCTCAATGCGCATGCCCTCGGCGAGCACGAGCGGGCGGCCGCCGTTGAGGCTGCCGGCATGCTTTTGCTCGTAGTCCTGCATAATGCGCTGCCGGGCTTCGAGCGACAGCGGGCCCGGGTGCACCAGCGCGATCTTCGGGTTTCCGGCGTTCTCGTACGCCTTGAGCGCCATCTGCTCTTGCGCGGCCAGCAGCGTGATGCTGGTGCGGCAGAGGTTGATTGGCGACTCGCCCCACAAGCCCGACACGCCCGGCGCGCGAAGGTGCAGCATGTCGGCGACGGCGATGTCGCCGTACATGCGGGTCTTGTAGATTGGCTCGGGCCCGGCGAGGTCGAGCGACACGCCATCGGGGTCGAGCGGCATCAGCTCGACCAGCTCGCCGCCGCGCGTGCGGTTGATGATCGCGAACGAGTTTCCCCACAGAAGCGCCTGGAGCGTCATCGAGCGGCGGAACTCAAACGCCGACATGTAGCGGCTCGGCGAGGCCCAAAGCGAAGCCGCGCCACTCGCCGAGATTTCGCAAGGCGTGCGGGCGATGTCACCGGCGATGAGCGTGGCCGCGCGGTACACCGGCGTGTATCGCAGCGAGTTCAGCGGCGTGACGGTCGGCATCGACAGCGACTCGCTCGGCAGATAGGTCGCCGACCAAGGCTGAACGAAGAGACGCTGTAGCAGTCCGCGCAGCATGCGCGAACGCTAGCACCTAGTATTAGGCGCGTCCGGTTCTAAACATTATTCCTCGTAACATGAGGCTTGCTTGCCGCCCCACAGGTGCACGGCCATCACGGCAGCCATAAGAGGATCGATGATCTGCGTGCGCTTGCTCTTGTCGAGGATTAGGTTGCCGTTCCGGTCGCGCCGCACGACGGCGGTCTGACAAGCGCGCCGCATGATCGGGTCGCGGGGGTCGATCCTAATTTTCCGGCCGAGCCACATGTTTTGCCACAAGATGCAGCCAGGCGACATGCGGACG